CATCCATCCTATATCATCATTGATAAGAACTTCTGTGTCACTACCACCTTCACCATCATAAAATTGGCAACTTCCATCCCATGATGTGGCATCTATTGTGGTCCAAATATTTCCATCATTACTTCCCGCGACTCGAAAATAACGAATGTTAAAATTTGTTGAAACACTCCTATATATACGTAATTTTGTTATCGTCTGTGCTGCTGTCCACTTACAGTATATCCATTGGTTGGCCGGTGGATAGGCAGATTCCCATCTTGAAGTGAACGAAAGTACATCATCAAATGCATATTGTGCGGCAACTCTTGGAAGAGTTTCTGTTTTTGCCGCATAAGTACACCCTGCTAATTTAGTCAAGTCACCATAAACAGCAGGTTCTACTATATCTTCATCACCAAATTCAGAAGCAGTGATAGTTAAACCATCATCTGAAATGGTTTCTATTGTGCCTGTAATATCGTAATCATCTTTATCCACACCACAACGATAGCCATATAATACATGACCACAAAGTCGCATACACCTACGACGCCCACCCACAAATGGTAAATCTGAACTCCTTGGTTCAAAAGTACATTTAGGTATGGCATCACCATCCATTTTTACACTGGTCAAAAAGCCTTTGAAGTGTGTCACATAGTAAGTACCGTGTCCCCGATAGATTGTCAAAGTTACTTCTTCTTCAGGTGGGCCAGCGATACAAAGTAAACCAAGAGGATGTCTTCTTGGAAGTTCCAATTCAAGACTGTCTTTTGGTATTTCACCTGTCTGTTCAATTTCAGTCCGTTTACATGGTGCTGATTCATACTCATATGTTGCATATGTAATATTCTCACCACTACTGGTCATCCGCCAGTGTGTAGTGCCCATAGCAATATCATACAACTCTACTGGTTGTCCACTTGCAACTGATATTTCTGATGATTGATACGTCATTCTACTATCGCCGTAAAAACTTGGTTTACACTATTTCTATTATGCTCAAGCCAATCTATGTTTACTACATCAGAAGCTTGTCTGCTTAAATCAAGAAAACTAATGATACAATCCCCAACTTCAACTTCTAATCCCAATGCTGTATTTATTGATATAAGTTCTTCTTCACTATCTGATTCAATAATTGCAGTAATGGCTTTGGGAATGATTGTGCCATCAGGGAAAATAAATGCCAAATGTGTTCGTAAAGAATTGAAAGTCATGTTATTAGCAAGTTGTATATTCTCTATACTAAAATCTGTATCAGAAGCTCCAATAGTTCCTACTTGAACTAAATCATTTCTATAAGTTGGAATCCAACATGAACCTTGTCTGCCCTTTAGGGAATGTAAAAACAATCTAAAGTCCCAACATTTAGCACGGGTATCATTATAAAAAGTCCAATTCTGTCCTATTAAGTTAAATTCACTATCACTAAAGTAATCAAAATCACCAGTATCATAATCTTGTAAAACTGAATCGCTGTCGGATGTATATTCCTTATTCTGTATTCCTATGACAGAACCAGTGGTTATAATAGGTAAACCTAAATATGACTGGTCGGCAACGTAACCTGTTAAAAGAACATTGTCCTTTACAGCGAATGTAATCTGAGCAATGGAAAAATCAACTTCTTCATTATTTCTTTTTACTGCTTCTGTAATTTGACAAATCCTACAAGGCATAATAAATTTATCACCAGTGAATGTATCTTCAACTGCTGTTTTTAATGTTAGTGAATCATCAGCGACGGTATCAATTATAACCATCTCATATTCTGTTAAAGACTTCCATATGACGGCATAACTATCATCACGAAAATCTGCGTTAGTAGTGTCAACCGTTATGGACACAGCCCCTGCTGTTATTGTCGTCGAGTGTGATACCTTTTCCGTCCAGACAGGTAAACCCCAGTATAGTTTTTGCCAACCGAACATAATGGCTTCAAACCTACTTTGTTCTTTTGCTACTGTTAAGGGAATTGATAAAGTAAAAGATTGTCTTGGTATAGGTCGAATAGAAATTCTTTGTTCTGAACCAATACCATCAGTTGGTTTTATTATGTCCGTAAACCATTCTAAAGATTCTTTTATTTCAATTTGTGGACAGAAGGCAGCAAAGATAATTAAAGTTCGTCCTACTGGTGAAAGGACAGTCAACTCTGTTTCAATGCTACTGACAGCAGTAAATTCACAACCCCAGTATGGTGCATCTTTCCAAAGAAGTTGGATGTGCCCTTGATATATTCGGAGTTTACTTACTCCCTCCGCTAAAGTTTGGATGTGCCCTTGGTATATTCGGAGATTTGCCATTTATGAAACTACCTCAGAGAATTCAAAACCAAACTCAAAATCCGTTTCAAGAATTGTCTTACTCCAGACTCCATCAGTATCGGGTCTGTTCTCTACTATTTGCTCATTAGCCTGACTCGTGTCACCACGTTCATAAGGGTCTAATGGATAATCAACACCTCCCATCCTGATAAATGGTGTTCCTTCCGAAACTCCTGTATCCGGATTTCTTGAAACGTTATGAACTTTTATTGCATAAATTGTTGGCAAATTGCCCGTTGGTGTAATTGTGAAACTGTCTTTGTCGGTTGCTGTGGCAGATTCTATATAATGGCTAAGGGCTGTATCACCTTTTTCATCAATAACAGCCCAATGGTCAACACCCGTATCAGGTGTAAAGTCTGTATAATACCCGTCATCGGTTGGCATGAAGGCATCTACTTTTACGTCACCAATAAAATCATTAAAGGTGGAACCAGAAAAATCGAGTACATATAAATCATCCAAATAAGTCATATTCGTTGCAAAATGGGTATTGGCTCCACTAAGTCTAACATAATAAGCACCACCACTACCAACTTGTCTAAGGTCTAATGTTCCCGTTGGACCAAGAACTGCTACTTCGTTTACTCGGATTTCTATTGAATCAGTACCCGTACAAGTAAATTTAATCTCAACATATTGATATATATCTTTTGAAAATGCACCGTCTGCACTTTCAGCTAAGACATTTCCTGTAAGTGCATCCTTAACCCTAAACCTACCAACAGTTGTTAAATCAATACAAAATTGCAAAGTTGGTGTACTGTCATAAACCTTGAAAATAGCGTTTGATGCAGTTCCCCCGGAAGATACGAATAAAGCGAATCCGAAAATTAAATCTGTCTTATCTGTACCAAAATTTATTACAGAGTAGTTATCGTTGCCACTTAACTGTTTAAGACCAACCGTGCCTCTTCTACCAGTCCCAATTGCTTGAATGTTATTCAAATTAAACTTTGGGAATGCATCGGGAAGAGCAAACTTAGCAGCAAAATATATACAATCAAAACTTTCCATTAGTAATAACGCCATAATTCCACCTTTTATGTAATCTTAACCTTTACATTTCCAATATCAAATTCAGGGGCTGGTGTTAAAGATGTGACTTGAACAATAGCTGGTAATTCCGAAATTCCAAGTTCATCACCACCTGACGCAGCATCATAAAGTTTAACATACTGAATTGCACCCCAAGAACTACTTGGTGAAGGAAATATAATTTTTGCACTATTTGTTACAATCCCACCACTTGCTGCTGCCCAGTCTGCTGAATTAGTTTCTACAGGGGCATATTCTGGTGCTGATACTTCAGATTCATCACTTTTAATTAAAGCCACGTATATTGTTGGATACAATTCATCAAAAAAATAATCTAACAAAACATTTCTTACTGCTTCACTTAGTCCCATTTTAATTTATCCTAATGTCCTTCTATTACGTATGGCTTTCTGAACAATTATTTTTTCACCTGCGGGTGAACGCATTGCTTCAAGTGCAGCTTCCCTGTCATCTCGAACCACAATAAGTTTCATTTGTGGATTAAAATTAATATTTGGTTGGGTGGCTTTCACACCTAATTCCCCTGATGCACTACGGGATAATGGCATAACTGCTTCTGGCCCTGCTTCACCCATTAAAGCCATTGGTGCTAATGTGGGTTGGTTTAGAATACCACCTTTAGCAAAAGCCATTATTTCTTTACCTCTATCAAATGCACCACCAAGTGCTTTTGGTATTGTTGTACTATTAAACGTTGCGTTTGCACCACCACCTGTGGTGCCTGCTGCTCCACCGAAGAAACTACTAATAGCAGCACCAGTAGCAGCGGCATATATTGCAGCAGCAGCGGTTGTCCCCGCCGTTATAATTGCCGTAGACATCGTTGTACCAGCTGTTGTTATTGATGCTGATGCTGATAAACCCGCCGCTTCAATTGCGGCTGGCATACCTGCTTCTTCTTGTTTGATTCCTGTAAATTTCAAAGCATTAAGTGCTTTTTTGTATCCTTCAGCCAACATCATTCCTATTATCATACGATTTATTTCTTGTAAAACCGCAGCACCATACGCTTTCCAATCTGCTATACCTTGTTCAAGATTTGTTGCTATGGTATCTGTAAGGCCATTAAAAGCATTTATAGCAACGTCTATGCTTCTTTCTGTTATATTTCCGATAGAATCCAAAAACTTGTCCCAACGCTCAATGGGTGGAGGGTCTACTTTAATTTTACTTATTTCCTTTGATACTTTGTCCAACGCAATTACTATCTCCAACATATCTTCTTCTGGCAAAAGTTTTAAGAATTGCTCATTCATCATTTTAACTTTGGTGGTTATCAAGTCTGTTACAGCTTTAAAATCATCTCCAAATTGTTTCTTTAATCCATCTCTAAATTCTATCAAGGTTTTTTTAGTGGCTTCCAAAGCAACATCATCAATTTCTATTTTTATCTTAGACAAATCAAACACATCTGCTACCTCAGCTCCTATAGCATCTAATGATTTTCTGACCTCATCCCTTCCCTCAGTAAATATTGCAGCTATTGATGAGGCTCCACCTTTTATCATCTTCCGCACCAAAGCAACAGGAGATATTACTTGTAACAAACCCCCTATGTCTGCTATGAAATCTTTGAACTTACCCATAAACTCAGTTCGTAACCAAGTCATAAATGGTAAGATAATTTCATTGGCTATCTTGTGAAAAGCCTGTTTGAAATATCCCACAAGCGACGACAACATCTCCCTAAAATGACCAATATTTTGCTTCCACATTGCCCTTAAAGTATATCCTACGGCTATTAATGATGCAACAACGAGTAACCATCCTGACGCAGCCAATGTTACGAGTATAAATGATTTAGCCAAACCAAGTATTGTCACACCAGCTATACGAAAACCTAAAGACAACATAGTTATAGTCGTAAGTAATTTACCAAAAATGAAAAGTAATGGACCTGCAACAGCTACCATTCCAGCTATTTCAATGACAAGCAATTTAGCACCATTTGATAGTGACTCCCACCAAGTGGCAAGTCGTTTGATTTGCTCATTCATTTTTATTAAAAAAGGAGACAATATCCATCCGATAGAAATAGCCATTGCTTCTATATTATGTTTAGCCATCTTCATCTGGGCATTGAAAGACTTTTTATATGTATCAGCAACTCTTTCTGTTAAGTTCCCCATATCATCCATAGCTTTTTGGAAAAGTTTCATTTCATCAGAAAATCCCATCAATGCTTGAATACCACGCAAAGACCTATCCTGAAAACCAAGCATCTGCAAACTTGCTTTTTTAGATTCGTCTGACATAGCATTAAACTTATCTTCCAAGTCTGAGAAAATATCTGCCATATTCCTCATATTTCTTGTAGACTTGTCATAAACATCTATTCCAAACTTTCTCCATTCACTTCTAAATTTAATGTTAGCACGCTGCAAATCTCTAACAGTAGTCCATAAAAGTGTTCCAGCTTCCTCTGCTACAATACCGGCACGAGCAAATGCCATAAGAACTGAAATACCTTCTTTCATGGTTTTATTAACCAATTTCAAAGCAGGTGCGGCAGCGTGTGTCATAGCTACGGCAAAGTCTTCAATTTCAGCAGTAGTTGTAATGGCAGCAAAAGTAAAGGCATTTGAAACTTGTGTCATGGATTCCATCATTTCAGCAGGGGTTTCCATGGCCATACCCAAACCTTCAGAAGTACGGGCTAAGTATCGAATAGCAGTATCCAAATCAATAGTAGCAGCTGTAGCAAATTGTTCAACAGTGGGCAATATGTTTATTTGTTGTGCTGCTGTATAACCAGCTTGACCTAAAGCAAAATAACCTTCAGCTAATTCA